CCTGCTGCACTGTCATCAATACCGGTATAAGCGCCACCGACATATTTGTCAGTGCCATCGGTTGTGATGTCCATGTCTGTTGCTGCCGTTACGACAATAAAAGTGAATTGGGCTCCTAAATTACATAACTGGTTTGGATCCCCTTTATCCGTAGGTTCTGTAACAACAATGCTGGGAAGTGTAAACACCCCGTCCGCATCATTACACAATAACACCTTACCGGCATGAGAAGCCACCGTTATGGTCGTGTTAGCTGTTAAACTAACAACTGAGCTATAGCCTGCACTTATAAATCCAGCGAGGGATCTTACAGGTCCTGAAAAGGTTGATTTTGCCATAATTAAGTCTCCTTAATAAGTCCTACCGTCTTGGCATTGTCTGCTAGGTCAGTCTGTAGGACAAGTTAACCCTAGTTGTTTTATCATTCTATAACATTAACTCTAAAAAAGAAAGGGAGCCGAAGCCCCCTTTCATATTCACGTAAATGAATTATGCTCCTGGTGAGCCAAAAATGCCTCTCCAGTCACTCCAACCAAAGCTGTATCGTTCTCTAGCTTTGTATCTTACATTTCCAGTTTCGAAGTCACCTTCCATGTTAGTAGATACGGCTGTTCTAACGAAGTGTTTAAGTCCGTTAGGAACGTCAGTTTTGATAAAGAAAGCATCAGTATCTGTTAAATAATGATTAACAACATATCCTTCTGGGATCATTCCCATATTTCGGATTGCGTTAATATCGTTATCAGATGTACCGACACGACCTGGAGTTTCCATAAGTCTGTCCGCTACGAATTGCAAAGCAGGCGGAATTATTAATTTCCTAGCCTGTGCGTTAATCTTAAGATTTCTTTCATCTTTGAAAGCAGCAATATCAATTAATGCTTGTTCCATTGATGTTTCATTAAGATCTGCCGCCGTAGACAACTCATTTCTCATATCAACATTAGCCACTGTAGGGTGATCGGTAGTCATAAGAGCTTTACCGTCTCCTCCCACATACGATGAACTAAAGCCATTGTTCAAAACATTAGCTGCTTTGACTTGCTTTGTTTGTTGCATCGAACGTGCTAGTGCTCTAGTATATCGAGAAGAAAGAGTATCGTAGAGATTATCTTCGATAGCTTCTTCTGTCAATGCAAAAGCCAGTGCTATTGTTTCATGAGTATAACGAGAAGTCCACGATTCTTGTGCAGTATCGTAGATAACAGCAGCGCCCTCACCTTTAGTAGGTGCTTCCCCAAATCCACTTAACATTACTTCTTCCTCAAAAGCTCTTTCAGAACTTTCAGTGTCGAAGATGTCTTCGTGTTCATTGTTGAAACGTTCGTACTCTAATCCAAAGAGAGCATGAAGTCCAGGGACAAGTTCTTTTACGAGTTGTGCTCTGTTTATAGCCATGTTATTCTCCTAATTAGACTGCGAATGTTGAAGTTGGGAACGTGAAGAGTCCTCGCGCGTAAGCAGCTATTGAGTTGCTTGGTTGCGATGCGAACCCGACACATAAAGCGACACCACTTGAGGTAGTTGCTGTAGCACCTTCTTTCGATCTGCCAGTAGTTGAACTACCTGCAGTTGTTGAAAGAGTGTACTTGGCGCCGATAAAACTTACCGCAGGAGTTCCTGCCGTAAATTGAGCTTCGTAAACGATCCCAGGATCATTATATACCAAAGCCTCAGCATCAGCGCTACCTTGAGTAGCGGTGCTTGCCGTCCATACTTTTGAAAACGTAGGTGTGCCGTCTGACGCCGTATAATAAACCCCGTAAAAAACACCTATAGGTGTGCTTGTCGCGCCTGCCTGATTAACGTAACCGCTTGCAAGAGTAACTACATCTCCACTATAAATAGCAGTTCCGTAAGCACTAGCGATTCTCATTTTTGCAGGACGAATAACACCACCATACATGTGATATGCGGGGGTAAAACCATCGGGTTTATCTGTATTAGCCATAATTATCTCCTATTGTTAATACAAGTTATTATTAATCGTCGGAATTATTCCTACTACCAAATGCAACCTTTGAAGTCCTTTGGATATCACTATCCTTAATAGGCATTCTAGGGTCGCTTTCTCGCATATAGTTTTGGTCAACTCCTTGCATTGCATCTTTTGCTTGATTTTGGAAATAAGCATTTCGCTCTGCAGCGGTTTCAACTGGAACTTTAGCGAGAATTAATCCTCCGACACCAATTACTCCTTTGTTACTACCACTATCAATTGTTGGAGCTTCAAATTCAGGATAATCTTCTGCTCTCACAGGTTCATATCCCTCTCTAATACGTTTTGACATATTAGATTTATCATCTACTCCTCTAGTAGCCTCACGTATCCACCTGAACTGGTATCCAGGAGGAGGGTTGGGTGCGTCTAACATAGACGGGGGTGTCCAAGGGGTTCTGCGAGTTTGAGAGGCTCGTGTCTCGGCAGATCTAGAGTTTCGATCTGAGGTAACTTCTGTATTTTTAAATTCATCGGTCATTTTATACTCCTTCAACATGCTTAGCATATTCTTCAAGTGGCACGTTTAGTCGTTTAGCTATCGCTACTTGACTAGGTGTCAATTTTACTTTGCGTGACGTTTTTCGTCCACTAGCACCTCTGCTAGAGGCAGCAACCTGTTGCACGGGGACAGATTGCTCTTCTGAAAATTTATGGGGGAAATTATTTCGCATTTCTTCATCTACTCGGACATAATATTCGTCAGATGTAGGATCTACTCCACTGTCTACTAACTCTTTATGTATTCCGAAAGCTGCAAAAGTCATTGCTTGATCATCTCCAAACCATTCATTATTTTTAGCCCATTTCTCAGCTTTTGGATCAGGACCCGCAGCTTGAGGTTGTAAGGTAGGCTGATAGGGTTGAACAGGGACTTCTTGCGATTGTCTTTGCTGTCTAACATGCTGTTGTGCGGACAACCTTCTAAGGTTTTCTGCTTCAGCACTTGCTCTTGATACCGCTTCTGTTGCATTTGCAACTGCTTCACTATCTCCTGCATCCTGCGCCTCTCTTAAAATTACTTTAGCCTTTTCAATATCCGATTGTACCCTATTATCGTACTCTTTGAAAAGGGAAGAATCGGAATTCTTTAATTTTTCTTTTAATTGAGTATTATTTTGACCAAGATTATTAGCATAATTAACAACTTCATCTCGTTGTCTTTCTGCTTCTCTCATTCGGTAAGTGAGCTTATCAATACGTTTTTGTACGGAAGCACTTACTTCATCGAGTTCATCTTTTTTAGTTTCTACAGGCGGGGCAACAACTTCATCTTTAATTGAGTTGTCTACATCTGCTGCATGGATATCAACATCCCCTTCAGGAAGTTCTAATTCGATATCTATTTTTTCTGCTTGTTCTGGCATGGTTTCCTCCATGTGGTTAATATTATGATAAAATTGCTTCGGGATCATCTATAGTAGCTAGAATCTCATCGTCATTTAAAAGGCGCATATCGCCACCTTCTATTTGAAAACGAGCTCCTGCATATCTACCAAAGATAACCCAATCACCTTCTTTACACCAAGCACCTTCAGGAAATTTGTTCATATCTCCGTAAGCGTCTGGTCCCATTGCTACAACATAGCCAACAACAGTTGCAATGCGTTCTTTGTCAAGAGTTGCTTTTGCTAAGTGGATTCCTCCTCTTGTAACTTCAGGTAAGGTAAAAGGTAAAATTAAAATACGATACCCCGTTGGACGTGGTAACGATTCTGCATGAGTGTCTAAATTTTCAGGAGTAATTACTTCTTTCGGTAGGGGGATTACCCCTTCAGAATCACTTCCAAAATTTACCACTCTGTCTGGAACAGTTTTGCTAGTCATATGCATCCTCCATATTAGAATGTAAGGTCTGAATTTCCTGTTCAACGAAACTCAGTCCTGCGATTTCGCCAACTACTCTTTGGTATTGTTCAAAATGTTCAACACCACCGCCAGCTAACGTTTGCGAGAGAGCATCTTTCCTCTCTCGAATTTTACGAAGCAAATGCTCCGTTGCTACAATATAGTCCATTAATTACTTAACAGATCTATACCAAAGAAGTCCTTTAGTTTGTCCATATGCCGCTTTAACTTTTGCCTTTTCAGGTTTATCTAAGCAATAGCCAGCTTCTACAGACTTTGTTTTAGTATCATCTTTCACACTAGGAAAACTAGGGGCTGCCTTTGTTTTCTTAGGGGAAGGAGACGGATACTTATCCTTATCATAATAATCACGCATTATTTTTCTCCATTTTGTTTTCGAGTATCTCGAACGGTTTTTACTAACTCAGTATAATTCTTTTCTGCATCAATTTTTGTTTTTTGTTCTAGTTCTTGTAAATCTATCGCTGCTTTTGTATCTTCTACTCTTAGATCAGCTTCAATCTTCTCACGTTTAATTTGAGCATCTAATTCCGCTTTAGTCAGAGCAACTTCTGCATCTCGCAGATCATCTTGTGCTTTTTGTGCTAACTGTTCTTTTTCTAGTTGTAGTTGTGCTTCAAACATTTCACGTTGTGGATCACGTTGTGCTGCCGCTTGTGCTTGTGCCATCGCCTGTGCTTGACCGGTAACTTGTTGTGTAGCTCCCACCGCTGCCAAAGCAATCTCGTTCATCAATTCAGGGGGCATAGGTTCGTCTAATGAAGGTAACGGTTGACCAAGCGCTTGTTCTATTTGTAATCTATATAACATAGCTTGTCGTTCTTGTATATTAGCAGTGATCGCTTGTATCACCGCTGGATTTTGTTGTACCATTGGATTTTGTAAAAATGCAGAATGGGAAGCAATATAGGCTTCTTGGTTTTGAAATTCATAGGCTTTTATTGGATTGCCTGTTAACGCCTCCGTTTGCTCACTAATTGGATCTCTTGGAGGAATTTCCTCTTCTGGGGGTAATATTGCATCAATATCCTTTATATTTAAGGCAATATACATTTTACGATATGCTTCTCGCAAATCGTGTAATTCTGGTGCTGCTTGCGCCATCTGTAGTTGTGTTTGAGCTAAAGTGATTCTTTGAGTCATACTAAAGATATTTGGATCACTAACAGGAATTACATCCACACTATTATCAAAATCTTCCTTAAATACGTTTTGTGACGCCCCTTGAACTTGATAAGGGTACTCAGGCGGTAAAAATTCACCAAAAACTCGTTTTAAAATCTTAAATTCAGTTCTTTGGGCATAATGCAACCTTTTATGGATTGCGGACATAACTTTTTGCCCTTTTTCTAATAATGCAACCGTTGTTCCAACAGGAGCCTCGGAATTCCCGTCACCGGTGGGGTCTTCCACAGTAGCCGCGAATCTTTTACCCGAGTCCACTAAAGATCCTAATAACGTAGTTAAAGTGGCACTTGGCTCTTTATAGGGCAACGGTAAAAAGGAATCTCCTAATTTTCCTCCTGGAGCGTCTACATCTCGCCATTCTCCAGGCTGTAAGGGGTCATCATTCCGTTGAATGTTCAATCCACGAGATTTAAACCCTGCTGGCAGGTTAGCCAGCGTTCCTGCGTCAATTAATTGTCGTAAAATAGAGGTAACTGACCTTGTTAAACCGCCCATCATATGAATTAGCCCAAATCCATAAAAACCGAGTCCTGGAAGGAACTTATAATGCGTAAAATACTCAATTTTCTTCTTCATTGGGTCTTTTTCGTTATAATTTGGACGAATTGCCAATATTTCGTTGTTATCCTTACAAATAGTTACAATATAAGGGAGCCCAATGCCTGTTTCTTGCCCATTCTTGCCCTTATCTTGATATCCTTCAATATCTAAGTCTACATGCATCTCTAAAAGAGTAAATTCTTCATCATTAATGGTACGACTTAGCCCTTGAAGTTCATCAATTTTCGCATCAACCTCAGTTATGTCTACAGTGCTCGCGGGAGAACGCATTTCAACGTCTCGATAAAACCCAGAAAGCTGTAATTTCAGTAATTCATTTTCAGTCATGTGAATAACGTGGGTAATTCGTGGAGAAGTCAATAAATCAACCGCATAATACGGAACAACTAAGTCTTCCGACTTAACAAAACGGGCTACAGCACGTCCAACTCCAGGATCGTAGTAAACTTTCTTAAATGCAGAGCCGGATAAGGGTAAATAAAAGAGTAATTGATCCATTTCTGGGTCATATTCTTCCATTTTATAGGTAATTTGGTAATTCATGAAGTTTTTAACGCGATTTGCCTTTTCTAGCTTAGCATCGTCACTAATTCCTAAAACTTCGGTATCTACAGGACCCCCTGCAGGTAATAATTCTTTATAGGCTTGTGCTTGAAATTGGGTTACGGCTTCTGCGAGGATGGGATGGTGTACTCCTGAAGCTCCAACAAACGGTTGTGATCTTGAATCGGAATTTATTCCTAATAAATCCAGCCCTTCGGTATAAGTATGAAACCAATCATCCCTAGAATCTAGATCCTCTTCATAATTAGAAACTAATTCGGTAGCTATTGTGTATAGTTCACGCTCATCTAAAGAATCTGCTAAGTTTTCACCAAACTTGGCGGTGGTTTGTTCGGGCATATCACTGCCCAAAATAGCTGAACCGTCTGGTTGTATAAAGACCTCAGTCTCTTCTGCAGGCTGTTCCATAATTTCTAATTCTATTTCTTGATCGGCAGGAGGGACCATAGATAAAGGTTGTTGTTCAATAGCCATATTCGTAAATCATACCCTTATTTAATTAATAATAAACCCTTTCTCCAGGAAAATAGTCTTCCGTTTCAAAATAGTCGCTGGTTAGTTTTAAAAATCCACCTTCTCTAAAACGGGCTAGGGCTAAAGTTGTAGCGTCAACTAAGTCATCATTTTCCCCGTTAGGGAAATCGCTAACTTCTTCCATTAACTCCTCTCCCCATCTATTATCGGGAACCCAAACGCGCCCATCTTGGAAAATTGGGGACACCGAATTTAGTCTAGCAATTTTATCTTGTCCTTTTCCTGGAGAAAAAGTATTGACCGGAATTCCTACTCTGCGTAATTCTTGAACTAACGGAATACCACTGGCTTTTGCTTCAATAATTACGGTATCCGGATTCCAAAACTCGTATAATCTTAGCGCTTCTGCTTTTAGTTCAGGAAAATCAAATCGCTCTTTAATACAGTCAATTAAAATCAGGTGAGCGTCGTTACCTGTGTACATTTCTTCCCCGATTTTTCCTTCAGGATAGAAAACACCCCATGTAGTAATAGCGGTGTAGTCGGCTCTTTCACTTTTCAAAAACGCCGTATCGTAACTTTGTATTAAATATTCACATTTAGGCGGCTTTTCTTCTTCCCAATTCATAAACCACTCTCTAGGAATAATAGAAATACCTTCCCCTGTCGGTCTTTGCATATATTGGGCTGCCCATTTGGACGGGCTAACGGAGGCTTTAATACTTTCTAATTCTTCTAATTTCCAAAATTCTTTCCAAAGGGACTTGCCTGAAGGTAAAATAGCAGGAAATTCAATGACTTGCCACTGATCTGCGCCTTTATCTTGCGCCATTTTCTTAATCAACCTTCCCGTTAAGTCTTTTTTAGACCAACGAGTCATCACAATAACGATTGCACCTCCTGGTTGTAGCCGTTGTCGTGGACCTCCCATAAACCATTCATAGGCATCGTCCATGGCTTTATCGGACATCGCATCTTGCTCGGAATGGGGATCATCAATAATGAACAAATCCGCACCCCTTCCAGCCAAGGCACCGCCAATACCTGCGGCGTAATATTCCCCGCCTTTATTGGTTAACCATTTACCCGCACTACGGCTATCGGATTTTAGTTCGGTATCAGGAAATAGCTCGTGATATTCATCCCCGTCAATTAAATCCCTGACTTTACGACCAAAATTAACCGCTAAGTCAGATGTATGCGTTGCTTCTATGATTTTTAACTTAGGATTCTTCCCCAACAAATAAGCAGGGAACAAATGAGAGGCAAATTCAGATTTTGTGTGTCTGGGGGGCATATTAATAATAAGCCGCTTTAATTTGCCGTTAGCAATATCATCAAAAGCCTTTGCCATTTTTACATGATGATCGCCCGAAATAAACTCTTTCCAAATGGTTACGACAAAATCCATGAACGTGGAGGTGGACTTTTCTTGGAATTCACGTTTTTTCAGTTCTTCTAGTAAAACCGTAAACTCTTTGGCTTCCGCTTTAGTCAAGTAGGAAGTGTTGATATTTCTTAAAGCCTTGAGCTTCTCTCTATTTGTGGTCATTTAGGCTTTTTATTCTTCAAATCGGCTAATAAGCGAATAACTTCGTTTCTGTCTTCTAAATCTGCATTATCTATCCCTTTTTGAATCTCTCGAAGTTGTTCGCTCGTTTCTTTTGCAACTTTTTGATGATTCTTAGTATTAATCCTAGAAGGGCTGTCTATAATTTCTTGATATAGTTTTCTAGTTTCAGCATTAGCATTGACAATGCCTTTGAGGTTTTCTTTTCTGACTTGTTTAGGGGTTTTAGTTGGTAGAGGAACATCAAACAAGTTCTTTTGCTCTACCAGAGCCTTCTCTACTCTTTTACGGTTAATATCTGAAACTGAGGCTAGTTCCTCCTTCCCTCTCAGCCAAGGAGTAGTTTCTTTTTTAAAGTCATCAAACATCGGCAGAAGTTCCTCATCAAAAGACTTTACCTGATCACGAAGTTCTGCAGCCTTTAATGCTTCATTAATCTCAGCTATTTCAGTTTTTGCTGTTGCTTTGTCTGTTTGGGCGGTTCTGTTCATTCGGTGCCCTTGCAAATTATCTTCGTCACTCAAATCTCGTTTCATATAGGATTTAGAGTTATACTCTAAAGTACGGGCGTCTTCCAATTTCCGTTGTGCCTTTTTTAACAGTTTCTTAAGTTTTGCGGAAGGAAGTCCAAGTAAACTACCTCCTATGAACAATGCTCCCATCGCCGATTGATCGTCGCCCATCATACGGCTACCTTCACGAATTGCTTGGATATCCCCCACTCCAGGAGTCATTTCTGCTCCAAACGATAAATTACCCGCTACATTTCGGGTGTATTGCGGATCAGCTAATGCCTGAAGGAACGGAATATTCTTTTTATTGGCAAACTGCCCTATACCCCCAAGAAAACTTTCTATCGCTTGCTCTTGTTTTTGGAACACATCAGGACTACTTGCTTGCATTTCGTTACCAAGGGGTTCTTCCGCCATTAATTCAGCAATACGGTCATTTATAAATTCTTGGTCTGCCATCTTGGAAGTATATGCTAAACGCTGTCCTTTTTAAAATAATCGTTAATAAGTAAAGAGGTTGAAGCCTGAAAGGGGTTACTTAGTCGCGGACTCTTCCTCATCAATCTCTTTATAATAACCAACAATGTGTAAAATTTGTTCTATATAACGGGTAACTTCGCCCATTGTCATGCTTAAATTCTCATAACCCTGAGAGGTTAGTCCATAGTACGCTACTCTTGGTTCTTCGCCAGCTTCAATGGCGGCTAAATAGGTTTGCATTACATCAGGAGAAAGTATTCTCCACTCAATTGCAGCCGATTCAATGGGTTCTGGCAAGGGGGGATGGTAAATGGGTGCTCTTTTTGCCACAGTAACCACTTCCACAGGCTTGACTTGTGGCTGTTGGTTGGCTCTGTCCCCGAACAAAGAGAACGAAGAGCAACCGTT